TCCAGCCTTACCGAAACACTCAAACAGGCGAAAAGTTTTATATTGTCACCGATGACAACGGCAATAGAGCGAAATATTACCCCGAAGATATATATTGTTTGCGCGGGATGCGGTTCAATCGGACTGATAACGTTATTAAATTTATTGAAGTGGCGCGGGAGGCCCTGGGTCTTTCGATTGCCGCAGAAGAATTTGGGGCGCGGTATTTCTCAAACGGGGCGCATTTGGGCGGGATTGTCGAATACCCCGGCGCTTTAAACGATGACGCTTTCAAACGATTTAAGGAAAGTTTTTACGAAAAATACGCCGGAGTCGTTAACGCCGGAAAGGTGATGTTTTTAGAAAGCACAAGCAAAGGAGCTTCAAGATATATTCCTGTTGGTAACGACCCGGAAAAATCCCAAATGATTGAAACCCGGAAATTTCAAATTCAAGAGGTGGCCCGGTATTTCAATCTTCCTCTTTATAAGGTTTTGGATTACGAAAAAAGCACTTTTAACAACAACGAGCAACAAAGAATTGATTATTTGACATCTTGCTTAAATGCTCATATAGTCCATAACGAACAAACTATAATGAGGGATCTGCTTTTACCCAACGAAAGAAAGCGCAGATTTGCCAAATACAACGTTAAGGGATTCTTACGAGGAGACACCCAAGCCCAAAAAGATTTTTATAACACAATGGTTCAGATTGGCGTATTTTCACCAAATGATGTGTTGGAGTTGGAGGACATGAACGGTTATGAGGGCGGCGATATTCACGTTATGAATGGCACCATGATGCCGGTAGACAAGATTTATGAAATTTGGAAAGCAAAAATTGAGAAAGGAGGTAATCAAGATGGAACAGGAGATCAGAATACTGCCGAGTGAAATTGAATTAAGGGAAACCGAAGATGGTAAACGTTCTATTTATGGTTACGCCGTAAAATGGGAGCAGCTTTCTGAGGAGCTGGGTTATTTTTTTCCATTCCGCGAAAAGTTTGCTAAAGGGGCATTTGTCGATTCATTGAGAAACGATAAACAAAAAGCCCTTTGGAATCACAATAGTGATTTTGTTCTGGGGAGTACCAAAAGTGGTACTCTTTCGCTTTCCGAAGACGAAACCGGGTTAAGATTTAACATCGTCCTACCGGAAAACACATGGGGAAAAGATGCCTATGAAAGCATTAAGCGCGGCGACGTGGATGGGGTTTCATTCGGATTCAAAAAAGAGGTTGACGAATGGGACGAAAGCGATCCTGATAACATAATAAGAACCATCAAAAAAGCCAAACTTTTCGAGGTATCGCCGACCCCATTCCCGGCATATCCGCAAACAGAAGTTCAGGCGCGGAGTGTCGAAGAGCCTTACAAAGAATACCTTGAATCAAAAAAAGCATCATTTGGAAGCGATTGGAAAGCCGATAATCTCCGGATGAAAATGAATCACTATACCAAAAAACATAAACTTAGCAATTAGAGCCAAAAGGCTCTTTTTTATTGCAATTTTAATTTAAAGGAGGAACCTAAAATGACTGCAGAACAAATTTTAGAAAAACGTCAAGAACTTAATAAGCTCGTTAACGATATTCGCGCAAAAATTGACACTGCCGAGAAAGAGAAACGGGCTTTAACTCAAGAAGAAAAGAACTCCATTGCCGAAATGGAGAAACGGGCTGATGAGCTTGATGCTCAAATCGAACTGGAACAAAGACAATTAGATCGCGAACGCAAGATGGGAGAAGTCGACGCTAAACCTATCGGTGAGCAACGCGGCGAGGAACCGGAAGACAAGTCCAAAGAATATCGGTCCGCATTCGGCAAATACCTAAGAGACGGAGAACGCGCCCGATATACGGATGCCGAACTCCGCGCCATCCAAGCCGACAATGAGGCAACCGGCGGAATGTTTATGGCCCCGAATCAGTTTGTAAACGAGGTAATTAAAGCGGCAGATGATAATTTAGTCATAGCCGACTTGGCCCGCGTGTTTAACATTGGAACTGCGCCGGGTTTAGGCGCGCCGTCGCTTGATTCCGATATTGACGATGCTGATTGGACCCCGGAGATTAAGACCGTTACCGAAACCGGCGATCCGAAATTCGGAAAACGCGAATTAACCGCTCACCAATTAACCAAGCTGGTTAAAATCTCTAACAAACTTTTGAGTGGGTCCGGAATTAATATTGAGGCTTTCATCCAAGAACGCCTTGGATATAAATTTGGGATCGCCCAGGAAAAAGCCTTCATGACCGGAGATGGAGCACAAAAACCTTTAGGCTTATTTGTTGCTAGCGATCAGGGCATTAGCACCGACTATGATGTATCAACTGGTAACACTGCAACCGCAATCACCTTTGATGGTCTAATGGAAGCGAAATACTCCCTAAAAGATGTCTACCAGAGAAGGGCGACTTGGTTATTTCACCGAGACGCAATCAAAAACATTCGGAAGATTAAAGACGGCAATGGTCAATATATTTGGCAAGCGGCTGTCACCGGTGGCAATCCTGCAATGATTTTAGATACTCCTTATCGGACTTCCGAGTTTGTGCCTAATACCTTTACCTCCGGTGAATATGTGGGTATTATCGGCGACTTTAGCTTCTACTGGATTATCCGGCGCGGTGTAATGGCTATCCAAGTTCTAAAAGAGCTTTACGCACTCACCAATCAAACTGGTTATATCGGACGGCTTGAAGTCGACGCGATGCCGGTTCTTGGTGAAGCATTTCGGCGCGTGAAACTAGTTCGAGTATGACCCTGGCCGGGATTTCCGTGACATCAATTTCACCTAGGTTAAAAGCGGAGCCGATCCGCTTAATTTAATTTAAGGAGGAAAAAACAATGTCTGAACAATTAATGAACAACGTTAAAATAACCCTTGTAAGAGCGGGCGAGACCGCTGGTACACATAAAGTTCCTACTGAAATGATTGATATGGCCGGTTTTGAGGGTGTTGTATTTTTTGGGACCATCGCCACCAAAGGTAATGGAAATTTCATATATGCGCAGCAGGATGAAGCCGAGGACGGATCATTTAGTGTTGATTTAGCTGGAAGCAAAGTAGTTCCAACCGCCAATGGGCAGGTGGTCTGGTTGGATATTTATAAACCCGAAAAAAGGTATCTTCGCGCATGGATCAACCGCGAGACAAGTACCGCATTCGGCGACATTTACGCCATTCAATATCAAGGGCACAAAGGGCTAATTTCCAATCTATCAGCCGTTGCCGGCGAACTGATCGGCAAAATCCTCATTTCCCCGGACGAAGGAACCATATAAGATTTAACTGATTGGCCCGGTTGAAACATACCGGGCTTACTTTGTGAATAAGGAGGATTAAACCTATGTCATATAATAATGTTAAAAATTACACCGAGCAAGGCGCGGAAAAAACCGTTATAGGCGGAGAGTTACAAATTGCAGCCGGCGGCAAAATTACCGCAGCTGGAACCCAAGCCGCTACAATTGCCAATATTCCCGAATCTGCAACCGGTAAACAAATTGCAACCGCTGTAAATGCTATTATCGCGGCCTTAAAAGGGGCTGGGATTATCGCGAGTAAATAGGTGGTGATTAATTATGGCAGTCCAAGAGATACCGTTAACCAGCATTAACCCGCCTAAAAAATATTTATGTACATCTATCGAAACGAAGCCGACAACTGGCGTCCCGGTTGGATCTCGTGCGTTGGAAACAGATACCGCAAAGATTTATATTTTTAACGGGACTACATGGGTAACGTCAGCAGGACTAACCTTTTAGGAGGTAGTTATGGAACTTTGGAAAATTAAAATGAAAACCACTTCGGCAGGACCGGACGGAGTAAAGCAAGCCGGGAAAGAGTACCAAGTTTCTTCTGAAGAAGCCAAACAATTGATTCCGGTTTATGCGGATTTGATTTGGAAGCCGGAAAATAATTCAGAGATCCCAGAGATACCAGAGTCCCCGGAAACTCCTGATAAAACTCTAAACGAATTTCCTAAAAAGATCGAAAATGGACTTTATCTACTTTCCGACGGGACGGAATTTAAAGGCGGAAAACAAAAAGCAATCGAAGCCGAAAACGCCCTAAAGGGGTGATACCATGTATAAGCTAGTTGCTGGCCCGACTATCGAGCCGGTTACACTTACCGAAATAAAAAATCATCTTAGGCTTATTTCATCTTCCCCCTCCTCCGAAAGGACTCCGGTTGTCACTATACAGCCGGGGTCTTATCCTATCGGAGAAGTAACCGGGGAATGGATCGATGTATCGGGTTTTAATTCCTACGTCGAGGTTCAATCCATCCATAACGAAGCTGGCGCGACTCTCGATCTAATCATCCAAGAATCAAATAACCCCGCCGATGTAACCGAAACCCAGGATTATTACACTTTCGCCCAAATCACAACCGAGAACGACGGTAAATTTTACATCAAAGATTACGACGGCGGGAAAAGTTATATTCGCGTTATCGGCACGGTAGCCGAGGCCGCCGCTAGTTTCGGGGTTAATGTTATCAAGGATTCCCCGGTTTGTTCAGAGGATGATTGGTTAGACGAAACCCGGAAGATGGTCCGGGAGGAAGCGGAAACCTATCAGGGAAAGGCTTTTTTAACTCAGACTTGGCAGCTAACCCTTGACGATTGGCCCAAAGATAAACATGGACATTACAAAAATTTTATCGAACTCGAAAAAGCGCCGGTTCAATCGGTGACGTCCGTTAAATATTACGACACCGAAGGAACCGAGTGCACTTTAAGCAATACAAAGTATTACTTAGACTTAGACCGCTTTTACCCGCGAATCGTGCTTAATTACGGCGAATCTTGGCCTAGTGTTACCCTTCGGAAATCTGGCGGAATCGTGATTGAATTCGTCGCCGGTTATCAAACGGTAGACGATTTTAAAGCCGAGAATAAATCCACTCACCGGTGGATGTTGACGGTCATTAAAAAGCTCTACGATGATCGCAGCTTGACGATGGACGATATTAGCTATAAGGCTTTAGATTGGGGAAGGAGAAGGGGGTATTTTTGATGCCAAACAATCAACCTCAAAATCCCGTCGAACTAATAACAATCGAGCAGAATTTTCCTTACTCCGACCCCGAAACCGCCGGAGTAAAGGATAACTGGAAAACTTTTTGTCAGGTATGGGCGGAGTTACAGATCGGTAGTGGCCGGGAATTTTTTGGAGCCAAGCAGATTAACGCCGAGCTTTCCGGGATAGTCAAAACCTTGCAATACATCAAGGGCGTTAACTCGACCATGCGGGTTAAGTGCAGCCGGGGTATTTTTGAGATTACGGCGGCAATTGATTTAAGGGAATTAAATTCGGTGGAACTGCATTTAAAGCAGGTGATCTAAATGGCCAACTTCGGCTTAAAAATTGATGGCGTTGACGCACTTTTAAAGGTTATGGATGGGATTGAACAGGACATGATCGCCGCAAATATTCAAGCTGTCCGAGCCGGGGCGCGTCAGTTTATCAAAGGCGCAAAGAAAAGGTGTCCGGTAGGCAAAGAGGCGCGGGAGGGCGGCCGATATCCCCACCAACCCGGCAACCTTAAAAAGTCAATTAAGGGCAAGGTCTTGAAGGTGAGGAACCCCGGTCAAGCGGTCGCGATAGTTGGACCAGAAACCGGGAAAAGAGCCAAACATGACGG